AAATGCAAAACACTGTGAATGAACTGAGAGGAACTTATAAAATGTCCGATGGTGACATTCAAGAGTTCTTACAGTTTACGACACAGCCTAAAGAGAGAGTAGGTTTGAACAATCTAGTCAAACTTTGGCAGATGCAGAGCGGTAAATCCGTTGCTAATAATGATACAATGGAAGCGGTAACTGCGGCACAGCAGGCTCCTCGCACAGCGGGAGTTCTCCAAGGAGAGCCACCAATGCCTAAAAAGACTGACACAGACAATATGTTTGAGTCAATCATGGCAACTGGGAACTCTGGAAGATTACCGTGATTAATAATAACCACATAACACAAAGGTAACAAAATGGCAATATCATACAATTCTGGAGTATTAAAGTCCAGTGATATTACTGCTACTACCTCTGATGCTAGTGTAGGTCAAAGACCGGATAGAAGACGAATATTTAATTTCGGCGACAGAGTTGCCGAATTGGCTCCTGAGGAGTCTCCATTTTTCGTCTATCTAAATCAGGTTGCTAAAGCACCTACCGATGACCCAGTGTTCCGTTATTTGGAAAACCGTAACCGAATTAGCTTTACAGATCGTTCCTTACTTCTTAAAGGTGCTGTAAATGGTGGTTCCGCTGTTTCCGCAGGTTCTTCGTATTCATTTACTGTTGATACTGCTGGCGGTGCCACTGTTGACTACCTAGTAAAGGGAATGGTTTTGGCTGTTGGTACAGTTGATTCAACTTCAGGATACGGTCAGGCATTAGTTAGAGTAGAGTCAGGAGTAAGTCATGCAAGTGCTGATTCATCATTTACTGGTAAGATAATTGATGTTTCTGCTGTTAGCGGAAGTAATATAATCGCCGCTGAAGACGTAGCTCAAATCATAGGTTCTTCCTATGAAGAAGGTTCTGGTTCCCCAGATGTGTTCTCTTCTGAATTAGAAGATGACTTTGGGTACACCCAGATTTTTAAAACAGCGGCAGAAATGACCAACACTGCTTATGCAACTCGCTATCGTGGGTATGCTGAAGAGTGGAATCGTATCTGGGCTACCAAACTGCGTGAGCACAAAATTGACATTGAAAGAGCTATGCTCTTCGGTCAAAGAGCTCGTGTAGGCGGTATCCAGTACACAGAAGGTCTAGTCGGTCACATCGTAAAGAATGTGTCACCAGTGGTAGACGATTCTGCACTCTCCTATTCTTCTGGAAGTGCATATCATCGTAGTGTTGCACAGGCTGAATTAACATACGATAGATTGCTTAGCGATCTTGAAGTAATATTTGATCCAGCTAGAGGTGGAATGGCAGAGAAGCTAGTATTATGTAGCTTACCAGTCATTACATTCTTTAACAAGTTAGGTGATGGTGCGTTTCTTGATGCATCTATTGGTCATTCTAATGGCCCATTCAGACTGAACATGGACTCAAGAGAAGGTGCTTTTGGACATTCCGTTATGGTAATTGATACCATTCATGGAAAGTTGAACCTTGTCAAAGAGCCATTGTTTAGAGGAATTGCATCTGGGTTTATGCTCATGGCTGATATGACACAGCTTGCTTATCGTCCGCTAGTCGGTAACGGTATCAATCGTGACACTCAGGTTATGACTAACGTACAGGCGGCTGATGAGGATTTAAGGAAAGATATGATCTTAACCGAAGCTGGTTTAGAGATTACTCTTCCTGAGTCACACGCACTGTTCAACCTAGAAGGGGTGTAAGATGAGAGCTGATTATCTAAATAATAATAGCGGTAAAGCTGATCTTAAACTAAAAGTAGAGACTGTTAATGCGGCTAAAACCTTAACTGCTTTAGATTCTGGTAAGGTTTTTATGATTCAGCAAGACTCTGCTTATGAGATTACCCTACCATTGGCGGCAACAGCCGGTGCTGGATGGAACGCTAAGTTCATCCTATCTGAAGTTGCGGCTAATGCAGTTACCATTGCTAACAATACATCTGAAGACACCATTGTTGGAACAACAGTTGGTGCTGACGGTGGTGCTGGTAGCAGTGCTGAGTCTGCTGTTGATGAAATTGTTTTCATCAGTGGTGCACAGTTAGGAGATCAGGTTGAGTTAATTTGCGATGGTACTTATTACTATGCCAAAGCACAGGCTCACGATGTCGCTCATATAACCATATCTTAATCCGAATACATAAGGATAACAGTTTATAGTACTGTGGGGAGGTTCGATAAAGGTTCCTCCCCGAAACTATAAAAGGATTGATTATGAAAAAATGTATACATTGCAATAAAGACAACAAAGAAGGCTGGTTCTACTGCAAATCTTGCGGTAAACAAGCATCTGAAAGTAAGTTCACTACGAATATGTGGATGACTTCTGACTTAGGCAAAAGAACAGATGTTGAGTTTTCTACCCAAACGATGGATGACAATGTAAAAGGCATGAGGAAAAATTTAGGTTATGCCAGCTAAAAAGAAGAGAGACCCAAAGCTTGTACGGGCTGGAGTAAGTGGATATAATAAACCAAAACGTACTCCAAATCACCCAAAGAAGTCACATGTAGTGGTTGCTAAGGTTGGGAGCACAACAAAATTAATTAGATTTGGACAGCAGGGAGTAAGAGGTGCTGGCAAGAATCCAAAGAGTAAAAAAGACAAGGCAAGACGTAAATCGTATTATGCAAGACATAATGCACAAGATTCTAAACCTAGCAAACTATCAGCAAGGTATTGGAGTCATAAGGTGAAATGGTAATGAATAAAAAGGTAAAAGCACCTACCGGTTATCATTGGATGAAAGCTGGTGCTGGTTATAAATTAATGAAGAACCCTAGGGGTGGATACAAGCCACACAAAGGTGCGAGTTTAACTGCCAGTTTTAAAGTTCAAATGACACACGCCAAAAAGAAAAAGAAATAGTGGCGACAGCAAAAAAAAGAGATCCCGCCAAGTGGGCAAGAGCAAAGGCTAAAGCTAAAAGAAAAATGGGTGGCAAGCACTCTGCTAGGGCTATGCAACTTGCTGTAAAGTATTATAAGGATATGGGTGGGACATATTCTGGTAAAAAATCATCTAAGAATAAATTATCAAAGTGGTCAAAACAAAAGTGGGATTATGTCGTTAAAGCAGATAAGAAAAAACCAAAAGCAAAGCGTGGACGTTATTTACCTGAATCAGTTAGGAAAAGTCTTAGTGCCTCTGAAAAAGCGGCTACAAACAGAAGAAAGAGAGCCGCATCTGCAAAAGGAAAGCCAAAAGCCAAGTACTCAAAGAAGATAGCAGGCAAGGTAAGAAGAGCATAACATGGCAACATTTGAAGCACAGGTAGAAGCATTAACAAGTTTAAGCATAGATGGTAGTAGTGCACCAACTCAAGCAGAATTAACTCAGTTCTTAACAGATGGTGCTAAAGAAGTAATAAATTTGATGCCGTCTAGAATGTTAGCTGAGTGTACAACTCAGGCAACTTTAGATAATTCCACACCTACACTTGTGAATATGGATGGTAAGGGAATTGTCATATCTGTATTGAGAAATGATGGTACGATAGATCAACCTTGTAGGCTTATCCCTAGCTCTAAAAGAGGAAGAATAACAGACTCTTCGGATATGGAATACGCAACTACAAGCGATCCTGCTTATTATTTATATCAAAACATTTTAACAGTATACCCAACGCCAACTGCATCTAACAATGCGTTTGTACAGCATGTGTCTTTTCCAACCGTAGCATTTGGGGATTCTAGTATATCTAGCTTTCCAGATGAGGCTGAATATCTTGTAGTTCTTTATGGTGCGATAAAGTCATTACAAAATTTATTAGGGAGCAAGTCAAGCAACGCAGATATAACCACTGCACTAACAGCAATTAATACAGAGTTAGATGAAACTCAAGCTGTTTGTGATTTAATTAATACCCAAGTTGATAGCTCTGTTTCTAATATAACATCTGCCTTAACAGAGATAGGCTTGGCTAATGCTGAGGTTGATAAAATGTCTGCTGAAGCAGATTTGGATAATGCAGAATTAGATAAGGCGACTGCAGAATTAACAGAGGCTGTTGCATTAGTAGATAGTGATATAGATACTGCAACTGGTGCTATGAGCACAGCGGCAGGCAGGATTAATACGGCTGTGCAGTTAGCAAATACAGAGTTTGACCAGTCTGATGCTTTATTAGATTTAGGAGAAGCTGATTCTGAAGGTGATGTTAATACAGCATTGACCGCTATAAATGCAGAAATAGATGATTGTTTAACAATAGCAGACAATGCTCATTCTGAAATACTTTTAGCTAATGCTGAAGTAGATGCTTCAAAAGCAGAGGTGGTTCTTGCTAATGCCGAGGTGGACAAGATGGCGGCAGAGGTAGATTTGGCAAATACAGAAGTAGACTCGGCAAATGCAGAGGTAGATAAGATGGCCGCAGAAATTGCTTTAGCCAATGCTGAATTGGACGAAGCGGTTACTTTGGTTGATACCGATATAGATACTGCTACTTCGGCTATTAACACGGCAGTTGACAGGGTTAATACCGCAGTACAACTTGCCAATACTCAATTTGATAGTGCGGTAACTTCTAACACTGCTGAAGATATAGAGTTAGCATCATCACACGTCAATGCTGGCAATGGATTTATATCAGAAGCAAATGCGGCTGTATCAGAAGCACAGGGTTACGTTGCAGAAGTTTCTGCTAGGGTAAATCAGGTAAATGCTCAGGTTGGTATAGCAAATGGTTTTTTACAAACAGCATCTGCTTATGGGAATACAGCGAGTGGTTTCAATAATACTGCACAAGGATATTTAGGCACTGCGAATGGATATGGGAATGTTGCTCAGGGGTATATAAATACTGCAAGTGGTTATACTAGAACAGCACAGGGATACATAAATACTGCAAACGCCTATTTAGCAGAGATACAATCTAAGCTTTCTATTGCTCAGGGTTATGCGAATGAAGTTAATGTTAGATTAGCACAGGCAAGAACAAAAAGAGAAGAATCTCAGGCTAGAATAGCGGCAGGTAATGCATATTTAGCGGAGGCAAGAGCTGGGGTAGAAGAAGTTAATGCTTATGGTTCTGAAGTTTCATCTAGGGTTAATCAGGTTCAGGCACAGATATCTGTTGCACAGGGATTTATTGCAAATGGAGCTGGATATTCTAGAGTTGCAGGAACTTACGGTCAAATTGCACAGGGATATATAAGAACTGCTAATACATATCTACAATCAGTTCAATCTTATATTAATGCGGCTCAAGGATACGCAACAGAGGTACAATCAAAAATAGCTATAGCGGGTGGATACGCAAATGAAGTTCAAACAAGATTGGCTGTAGATACAAGTGAGT